CCATCGCCCGGCAGGACGCGGCGGCGGAGGTGCCCTTCTGATGCTCGACTTCAACAGCCGCAGCCAGACCTCGACGCATGTGAATGCCGCCATCGACGCGGCGCTGGTCGCCGGCAACGTGGCCTCGCCGCCACGCACATATCTCGGCGGCTCGCGGCTCGGCCACGCCTGCGAGCGGGCGCTGCAATTCGAGTTCGTGAAGGCGCCGAAGGATGAGGGTGCCGACTTCGACGGGCGGCTGCTGCGCATCTTCGGGATCGGGCACGCGCTGGAGGACGTCGCTGTCGCCTGGCTCCGCAGTGCTGGTTTCGATCTCTACACGCGGCGTGGCGGTGGCGAGCATGGCGAGCAATTCGGCTTCTCCGTCGCGGGTGGTCGCATCCGCGGCCATGTCGACGGTGTCTTCGCTGGCGGCCCGACCATCCCCGGCATGGCGTTCCCGGCGCTGTGGGAATGCAAGACCATGAACGCCAAGGCATGGCGCGAGACGTCCAGCAAGGGCGTCGCTGTGGCCAAGCCGATCTACTCGGCGCAGATCGCGGTCTACCAGGCCTATATGGACGCCAGCGTCCCGGGCGTGGCGGACAATCCGGCGCTCTTCACCGCCATCAACAAGGACACGGCGGAGCTGCACCACGAGCTGGTGCCGTTCAACGCCGAGTTGGCACAGCGCATGTCGGACCGGGCCGTGCGCATCCTGGCCGCGACGGATGCCGGCGAGCTTCTGCCCCGCGTTGCCGCCCAGGCCGATCACTTCGAGTGCCGCTTCTGCCCCTGGGCCAAACGGTGCTGGGCGCAGCCTGCATGACGGCATGGGGCGACTTCAACGATGCCGCGCCGCTGCCGGAGGATAGCGCGAGCGAAATTCCCGCCGGTGGGCAGATCGCCCTCGATCGGCTTCCCAGCGATGGGCAGTCGACGCTGACTGCTTGCGGCCACGTGGCGCCGGACATCGAGCAGATCGCCGCCTTCCTCGACGTGGTGTTCGGCTATTGCGACGGGCTGATCCCCGTCCGCGGCTTCGTCGACCAGGGCCAGGGCCTCGACACCAAGCCGCACAACATCTGGGTCCCGGCCGACCGGCACGCCGCCGCATCCCTCAGCGCCTATGCCACCTGGGCCGCGCGCGAAGGCAGCGCCGTCTATGTCATCCCCGGCACTGTCGCCGAGCAGGGCCAGGCCCGCGCCGAGCATGTGCTGCAGATGCAGACCATGGTGGTCGACCTCGACGCCGGCGACATCGCCGCCAAGCTGGGCCACCTCGTCCACCATCTCGGCGCACCCACCCTGCTGGTCGAGAGCGGCGGCCGCACCGCCGAGGGCGCCGCCAAGCTGCACGCCTGGTGGCGGATGTCTGAGCCGGCCGAGGGCGAGGATCTGTCGCGCCTCTGCGCACTGCGCGGCGAGATCGCGGAGAAGGTCGGTGGCGACCTGCACTTCCGATCTGCCCACCAACCCATCCGCGTGCCCGGCACCGTCCACCAGAAGCATGGCGTCCAGCGGCGCGTCACGATCCGGGAGCACCGCCCCAGGGTCGAGGTGGAGCTCCCGGACTTCGCCGCGGCGGTCGCGGCCATGCCCACCATGCCGGGCCTGGAGGCACCCGCCGCCCCCGGTGCCAACCGTCCCGGTCTCGATGCGGTCCTCACCACGCCAGTGCGCGAGGGCAGCCAGGACGCCTGGACCCGCTTCCAGGGTGCCAGCGCCGCCATCGGCCACTTCGTACGCATGGTCCACGAAGGTCGCATGACCGGCGACGAGGGCTGGGAGGCCATTTGCCAGTACAACGCCGCGTGCCTGCGGCCGGAATGGCCCCTGGACCGCCTCAAGGTCGAGGCCGATGCGATCTGGGCCCTGCATGTCGACCGCAACGGGCAGCCCCTGCTCCGCGCCGTGGCGCCGCCGCCCGGCGCAATCACCGCGCATACCCTGGGCGCGCTGCTGGACGACACCTCGCCGATGCCGGACGACCTGATCGGGCCGCGCCTGCTGACCCCGGGCGGGATGCTGGTGCTCGGCGGCGCGCCGAAGGTCGGCAAATCAGACTTCCTGATCAGCCTGCTGGTGCATGCCGCCGCCGGAGCGCCGTTCCTGCGCTTCACGGCACCGCGCCCGCTGCGGGTGTTCTATCTCCAGGCGGAGATCCAGTACCACTACCTGCGCGAGCGGCTTCAGCAGCTACGGCTCGACCCCGCCGTCGTGGCCCGCGCGCGCGATACCCTCGTCGTCACCCCAAAGCTGCGCATGCTGCTCGATGACCAGGGCGTTCCCCTTGTCGCGGCTGCCATCCGCGCCGCATTCCCCGACGCGCCGCCCGACATCATCTGCATCGACCCCATCCGCAACCTCTTCGACGGCGGGCCCGCGGGCGAAGGGGAGAACGACAACGCGGCGATGATGTTCTTCCTGCAGAGCCGGGTCGAGGCGCTACGCGACCAGGTCGCCCCCGAGGCGGGCATCATCCTCGCCCACCACACGAAGAAGCTCAGCAAGCAGCAGGTGAAGGACGATCCCTTCCTGTCGCTCTCCGGCGCGAGCGCACTGCGCGGCTACTACACCTCGGGCGCTATCCTGTTCCGCCCCGATGAGGAGCAGACCGAGCGCGAGTTGCATGTCGAGCTCCGCAACGGCCCCGGCCTCGAGCCGATGCTGGTCGACAAAATCGCGGGCCGCTGGGTGGAATTCGATCGTCGCGGCGAGCGCCTGGTCAGGCAGGACATCGGACGCAAGCTCGATGCCGAACGGCTGCGCAAGCAGGATGTGATCCTCGGCATCCTGCTCGATGAGGCAGCTGAAGGCCGGCTCTACTCCACCATGCAGCTGGCGGAGAAATTCGAGAACAAGGTCGGGCTCGGCAGCAAGCATACGATCCGCGAGCGGCTGAGCGTGCTCGCCACGAAGGGCTTCGTGAAGTTCCGCCGTGATGGCACCGAATTCGGTCTTGGCGTCGTTCGGTCGCGCTTCGGGTACCTCTGCGTGGAGGGCATGACGTTCGGCCCCGAGGTCGAAACTGTGGATCCGCAGACCGGCGAGGTGACCACAAGCGCCCGCCGCGTCCTGCCCAGCCACTTCAAATGCCCCCAATCCGGCAACTGCCTGGACGTCGAAAATCCGGAAGTGTGGGTCTACCCGGAAGGCGTCTTGGACGACCTCACTCCTGAGGAGTTAGGCCTAACTCCTCACTCCTCCCCGAAGACAACGCCATGAAATCAACGACTTGGGAGGACAGAGGAGTTAGGTGCCTAACTCCTCCCGCTTCGCACCTAACTCCTCTTTTTCCATTTTGGATCAACAGGTTGTGCCCGCTGGAGGAGTTAGGTGTTGCTCCCACCCCCTACGGGGGTGTGCGTGCGCGCCTCATCGGCGCGCGCACACCACACCTCGGGCGACCGGGTTGGGCGCGTGGCCCACCCCCTCCCAGGGTCATCCACCCCAAGCCGGGCAGCGACGGCGAGCTCCGCCAAGAACCGCGCCGTCGCCGCCCTCACCAGGATCATCCCCTCTCGGAGACCATCATGGCAGTTCCGACTCTCACCATGCCCGCCGCCCATGCAAGCGGCCCGCCCATCGCCCTCCCGTCCGCGATCAGCATGGCGCACCACGCCGTGCTCGCGCTGGATCTAGGCACCACCACCGGCTGGGCGCTGCGCGGTCAGGACGGCGGCATCACCTCGGGGACCATGACGTTCCGCCCCAGCCGCTTCGAAGGCGGCGGGATGCGCTTCCTGCGCTTCCGCGGCTGGCTGGTCGAGGTGGCTGCCCTGTCCGGCGGGGTGGCGCGGATCGTGTTCGAGGAAGTCCGCGCCCATGCCGGCATCGATGCGGCGCACATCTACGGCGGCTTTCTCGCCCACCTCTCCGCCTGGTGCGAGGAGCGGAGCATCGCCTACCAGGGCGTGCCCGTAGCCACGATCAAGCGCTTCGTCACCGGCAAGGGCAACGCTGACAAGGCGAAGATGGTCGCCGCCATCCAGGCCCGCGGCTTCGCGCCGGCCGACGACAACGAGGCGGATGCCATCGCCCTGCTGCTCTGGGCGACTGACCACACGGGAGGCCGCGCATGAGCATGCACGGCGCACCACTCCCGCCCCGATCCTGCCTCGACCGCGGGACGCGCAGCCCGACCAACGACAGCGAGGTGAACGCCATGCGCGCCGCCGCCTGGCATCGGCACGGCGTGGCGGCGCTGCCTGTCGCCGACATCACGGACGACTGGCTCCGTCAGGCCATCACCAACGAAGCCAATCGGCGCTGGGGGCGTCGCAACGGGGAGAACCACGATGGCCGGTAAGCGCAAGACGAAGGTGCCGAAGCCGAAGCACGACGATCTGGCGAAGCCGTCGAAGTGGCGGCTGCAGCATGGTGGCTTCTCGGAGCCGATCCGCGAGGCAGATCCCGAGACCGGCAGCCCAGTCCAGCATCGCCGCGCCGTGGACACGCTCGGGCTGATGCTGGCGCACGGCAGCATCACGCCGCAGATGCACGAAGCGGGTGAGATCTTCCGCGGGCTGTTCCGCGCCGCCTGCTTCGACAGCATGTCGACGTCGCAGATCATGCGCATCCCAGGCACGCGCGTCGACACGC